CAATGATCGAACAAAAAGTCATCCCCATGCCCAAGGCGGCGGTGCCTTTATCTGAATCGAGCGAGAGGGCGGCCATCTCGTGCCTCCTCCAGAACTTTGCCTGCCTGGACGCGATGAGCTGGCCCGAGGATTTGTTTTTTTACGAGAAGCATCGCATCATCCTCCGCGCGATCCGGGAACTCCACGAGGCGCGCGTCTCGACGGATTTCTTCGCCGTGCAGTCCCTCCTCGACCGGCAGGGGCTACTCGACGACGCGGGGGGCTTGCAGGAGTTGATCGATCTCAGCACGGTCATGCCGACGGGCGATCCGGGAACGGCGGCATGGCATCGCGGATACCTCATGGACGCGCGGCGTTACCGCACGGCGCTCGCGGCGGTCCGCAAGGCGGAGGAGGGATTTCTCCGGCAAGAGGGTGACATCGCGGGGCTGGCGCAGGTATTGACCGAGACGGCGGCGATGCAGGACACGCAGAGGGCTGGGCTCAAGGACATCATCAAAAACCTGACCATCGAAATGGAAAAGACCGAGCCGACGGAGTGCTTCGGCACCGGCCTGGGCGAACTGGATCGCACGGCACAACTCAAGCGGGGGGAACTCCTGACCGTGGCGGCTCCGACCTCGGGAGGCAAGTCGATCATGCTGATTCAAATGGCGCTCCATGCTCTGCGGGCTGGGAAGCGCGTGGCGGTTTTCTCGCTTGAGATGCCGGCGACTCAAGTGGTGGGCCGGATTCTCTCGGCCATGTGTGGCTTTAACATCGGCGTGCTCAAGTATGTGAACCGCGCAGACACCAAGAACGAGCATCTTAACAAATTCACAGCGGCCACGGCCGAGCTGGCGCACTACGCGCTCGAGGTCGAGAGCACGCTCACCGAGTGGGAGCAGATCGATGGCGCCGTGCGCGAGCTGGTGGCCAAGGACAAGGCCGACATCGTGATTGTCGATTATGTCCAACTCGTCCACCTGCGGGCTTTAGGGAGCAACGAGACGCGCGAGCAGCATGTCTCGGAACTCACCAAGCGACTCAAATCCCTGGCCATTCATCTCAATGTGGCGGTCGTCACGGCCTCCCAACTCAACGACGACAACCCGCCGAAACTCCGCGAGTCGCGGGCCATCGGCCACCACAGCGACCATGTGTGGTTCATCGGCCACGGCGAGGGGAGCTGGCTCACGGTGGTCAAGAACCGCGAGGGCGAGCGAGGCGGGGCGTTCCCGATCCTTATGCACGGCGCCATATCACAATTTGTCCCACGGGACGAGAGAGAAACACAAACAACCAACAAGAAATGAAACTATACATCGGCATAGACCCCGGCCTGTCCGGCGGCATCGCATTCATACCAACCACCGGCGAACCTTGGGCGCACAAAATGCCCGAGACCGACCGCGACCTCATCGATCTCCTTCGGGACTCGATCAACCTGTTCGACGCGCGGGCGGTCATCGAATTGGTGCATTCCAGCCCGCAGATGGGCGTGAAAAGCGCGTTCACCTTCGGGGAGGGGTATGGACGCCTTCAGATGGCGTTGACGGCGCTGGGCGTGCCCTACGAGCGCGTGCGGCCTGCCGTGTGGCAGAAGGCAATGGGGTGTTTAACCAAGGGCGACAAGAATGTGTCGAAGCGCCGGGCGCAGGAGCTTTTCCCTGCGCTGAAGGTCACGCACGCCATCGCGGACGCTCTCCTCATCGCGGAGTTCGCCAGGAGGGCGGGCAAATGACCAAGAACGCTGACCACGACTATGGATACCGCGCGCTGGCCGCTCGGATCATACTCGAAGCCTACGAGGACATCGACCGAAAGACCGACTATAAAAGCCAATATGCCACCATGATCGCGCAAGACGCCAAGGACAGCGCGGTCCGGTTTTTCAAGAGCCCTTGGTTCCTCGAGATCGCCGAGGGCTTAAAACTCTCCGGCCCCAAAATCAAAACCGCTGCCCTCAAATGAACCCACACGCCCACCCGACATTTCCAACCGATGCCGACCGCCTTCACGCGGCCGGTGCGGTTTATTACCACGACTATGCTGGCGAAATCGACACCGAGGAGGAGATCCTTGCTGATATGTTAAACATTACGCCCAAGCAGGCGAGGGGAGTGATGGAATACCGCGACAGGGCTTTGCGCGAACACCAGGCGCTGATCCTTGGTCGGGTAGTCTCGAATCTAATCGATGGCGGGAATATGCCGGTCATGGTTTGCGCGCTGGCTTTTGCCGCCGGTCTTGACCAGCTCAACGGCGCGAAATCTCAGTCCAAGATCGCGGAAGAGTTAGGCGTTACTCGGGCGCTCATGTCGCACTATGTCGTTGGGTGGCGCGATACCTTGAGCGGGAAACAAGGGGCTTTCGATAATCTTAAGTTCAGAAAGAAAAACACCGCACGCGCAATCTTTAAAGAGAAAGCGACTGACCCATTTACGGCCATGAAAGCGGCCGCAATAGCAAAACTGAAAACCAAACAAAAACAACCATGCAACTAATAGACAACACTATGTTCACGCTGGCGGGGTTAACCTTGCCGGAAACACTCACACCTGCCGAATGGACGGTGATCCACCGCGATATCCTTACCTGTAAAAGGGCCGCATCTAAGTGGCTACAACAGTCGAGAGATTACAGCAATGGTAGGTGGGGGATGGAATTCACGGCAGACACCGAGGCGCAACTGGAGTTTGACCTCGGGCTATCCTTGCCTGAGGCCAAGCCCAGCCTAAACCCTGCGGACAAAACCAAGGCGATTGTGACTATCGAGGGGATCAATCAAAGATTCCTTTTGTGGCAAAGGAAGATGGACGAGGAAGTCACGACATGGGACAGCGCCCGGCTCAACGCCGCGCTCAACCTCCTCGAGCCGATGGAGAAGGAAGCGCAGAGGATTCGGGAACTACTGGAGAAGGTATGATCCTAACTCAAGCTCAACAAGATAGTATTGAAAATCACGGCATGGGTTCAAATGGCGGGCCGTTAGTATGTGAGGGAGGTGACTCATTGATTGACATGATTCAAAAGAAGATATGGGACGCTAAACTTCATGCAACGATTCAAGAGCTTACGCCAAAATTCACCCCACAAAGATCAATAATTCGTTTCAAGCTGCTGGGTCAATACTCCGACATTCTGCTTGCTAAAACCATATTAAAATCAATGAACCTTTTCTTTGATACAGAATCTGAAGAGTGGCAAATACAATCGCCGCTCATTGGAGGGGGTGGGCATGGGAACCCTACCAACTGACTCAGCCAATGCAGTTTGCCAGTCGCTCGCTTCTTTTTTGAGCGTTGCATAGTTTGACATCGTTGCACAAGCCGTGGGCATCACGGAATTAAGCAACGCACTAGGCATCGACAAGAGCGTCGTCAGTCGCCTCGTCAAGAAAGGCATGCCCACGACCTCGGTGGACGCCGCCCAGGCGTGGCGTGAGACGAACGCACCGCCCCGCGCGAAGCGTGGGCAACGCGGCACGCCACCGCCCGCGCCGAAGGTCGCCGAGCCTCCGTCCGCTCCTGCCACCCCGCCGGCATCCTTAAACGATACTCCACCGCCGCCACCGCCTGTTTACGACAGCGCACCGGAACCGGACGACGAAGACAACACGCCGCGCCAATCCCTACGCCGCGCACGACTCGCCGAGAAGGTCGGATACAACGAACTCGTCATCTGCAAGCGCAACGGCGGCAGCATCGAAGACATCCGCAAGGCAAACAGCACCTACATCTCCAGCCGGAACAACCGCGTCAAGGCTGAGAAAGATTTCAAAGACTGGCAACTCCAAGAGCGGAAGCTCCTCTTTTTCGACGAAGCCCGCGACATCACGAGCCGCCCGCACATCGCCGCCAAGCAGTTGCTCGAAGTCATGCCCAAGACCCTCGCCCCCAGGCTGCACGGCCAACCGCAGAAAACCATCGAGGCCTCGCTCGCCGAGTGGGCCGACAACCTCACCACCATCATCCGCCAAGCCATATGACCATCGAACACCTTGCCACCTCCTCACTCGTCCCGTATGCCCGTAATGCAAAACGGCACGACCCTGCTCAAATCTCAAAGTTGTGTGGATCAATCAGGGAGTTCGGCTTTAACAACCCCGTCTTGATCGACAAGGACAACGGCATCATCGCCGGTCACGGCCGCGTCATGGCCGCTCAGTCCCTCGGCCTTGAAACCGTCCCTTGCATCCGCCTCGGCCACCTCACCGACACGCAGCGCCGAGCCTACATCCTCGCCGACAACCGCCTCGCCGAGATCGGCGGCGGGTGGGATGAGGAAATGCTCAAGCTGGAACTCGCGGACCTTGCGGCCTTGGATGTCGATGTCGCCGAGATCGGATTCGGAGCCGAAGACCTCGCCGATGTCCAACCCGAAGAGGAAGAGGACAAAAACGACAACTCAAACTTTACCGAGCAATACGCCGTCACGGTTATCTGCAAGGACGAGGCGCACCAGAGAAAAATCTACGACAAGCTCACCGCCGACGGCTTGGAGTGCAAAGTTGTTTGCGTATGAAAATCGAAATCCGAAACTCCTGCCGGGATTTTAATTCCTACCGAGCCGCCCGAGTAAAATCCCTATTCAACCCCGAGCGTGGAGACACCTTCCACCTCGACGCGGAAATCCCCGGCCCCGATGAAGACTGGCAGATTGGCGTTGTCGTTGGCCCGTCTGGAACCGGCAAGTCAAGCATAGGGCGAGCCATTGGCGGCGGTATCACAGACCTCTACCAAGGTTGGCCCGACGAGTCGCCCATTGTTGACGCCATAGCACCAGACGGAGATTTTAACGAAGTCACCGGCGCGCTTGCTGCCGTGGGGCTTGGCGATGTCCCGGCATGGCTCAGACCGTTCAAGGCTTTGAGCAACGGCCAACAGTTTCGCGCCGGGCTTGCGCGTTGCTTGTGCGACCCGCCAGATATTTTGGTGGTCGACGAGTTCACTTCCGTGATCGACAGGCAGATTGCCAAGATCGGAGCGCTTGCGTTTGCGAAAGCATGGCGGAGGACGAAAGGCAAGAAAGCCGTTCTACTTTCCTGCCACTACGACATTCTCGACTGGCTGGAGCCGGACTGGGTTTTCGACACGTCAACCGGACAGATAATAAAAAAAGCGAGGGCGGCGGCCCTTATAAACGCCCAAGAATCGAACTGGAAATTAGGAAGGTCGATTCCAGTTACTGGCCTCTCTTTGAGCCGCATTATTATTTGAAACTTCCGAGGCCGGTTGCCGCCGAATACTTCGTTGGCATGGTTGACGGCGAGCCGGTTGCGCACATGGCCGTAACGCCATCATTTCAAACGGAGGCTTATAGGGCAACCCGTCTTGTCGTTATGCCGGAGTGGCAAGGCGCCGGCGTAGGCACTAAGTTTTTAAACTGGGTTTGCTCCTTTCACAAAAGCGGAGGTGGCAGGAAAGGCTTAAAACTGCCGACATATTTTCACACCTCCCACCCGCAGCTTTGCGCTTTTCTCAAACGCTCGCCGGATTGGCGGCAGGTGTCCGGCTCTTTGTTTGGCGTGAATAAGAAGAAATCCGCCGAATCAATTAAAAAAACATGTCGCCTTGGTAAAAAAGGCGGCGGGTTCGGTTCGGTTGCGGCAACCGGCTACGGCGGCCACTTCCGCGCCGTCCAAGGATTCAAATATATCGGGAAATGAAAATCCTTCTTGCAGGTCAAAAGTGGTTTGGCGCGGAGGTTTTCCGCGAACTTCGGAAACACCCGGAAGTATCAATCGCCGCCGTATGCTCGCCCGCCGATGGCGAACGCGACGACAAACTCACCGCGCAGGCAAAGCTCTGGCGCGTCCCGCTCATACCGTCGGGAACGCTCAAGGCCGCGACGATGCCGGAAGGCGTTGATTTGATCGTTGCCGCTCATAGCCACGATTTTATCAGCGAAAAAACAAGACTGCGCGCCACGCACGGCGGCATTGGCTACCACCCATCTTTGCTCCCTGTTCACCGTGGCCGCGACGCCGTGCGCTGGACGATTCGCATGGGCGACAAAATCACAGGAGGAAGCGTTTACCGGCTATCGAACCGAATGGACGGCGGGAACATCATCGTGCAAAAGCATGTTTTTGTTCGCCCCGGCGAGACCACGCAAACCCTCTGGCGCGATTTACTTGGCCCGCTCGGCGTGGAACTTCTCACGCAATCCGTCCTGCGCTACGCCCGCGAAGGATTCATAAACGGCGAACCGCAGGACGAGGCCGTTGCGACTTGGGAACCTTCCATAGACAGGCCGCCGGCATTTAGGCCCGACCTCATCATGCTGCCATATTCCAAATGACCCCCGCCGCCGAAGCCCTACGCGAGCACCTTCGCTCCATCTACGCACCGATTGACCGGCGCACCGTCACCGAGTGGTGCGCTGACGAGGTGATCTTGAGCGAGCGTCAAACGCAGATGCCCGGCAACTTCAGCACGCGGATGACACCCTACCTCCGCGAGCCGCTCGAGTGCTTCGGCGATGTGGATGTTTCCGACCTCGTGCTGGTATTTGGCACGCAGACCGGCAAGACGACGATGGTGCAGGCCGGAACCGCCTGGCGAATCTGCAACAAGCCGCAGCCCGTCGTGTGGGTCATGCCTACCGAGGGACTCGCCCGCAGTTTCTCCGAGACGCGCTGGCTCCCGCTATTCGACGACAGCGCCACTCTCTCCGCACAGAAGCCAGCGGACCGGCACAAATTCAAAAACTTGGAGCAGCATTTTTCGCGGTGCTCGCTCGTCTTCGTCGGCAGCAACTCCCCGGCAAACCTCGCCAGCCGCCCCGCCGGACTCCTCCTCATGGACGAGGTGGACAAATTCGCCCGCGAGACCGACCAAGAAACCTCCGCGCTTTTCCTCGCGGAGAACCGCACCAAGTCCTTCGTCGGCGCGCTTCGCGTCAAGACCAGCACACCCACCACGCCGGACGGCGCGATCTGGCAGGAATACCAGAAAGGCACGCAGGAAAAATTCATGCTCGAGTGCCCGCACTGCCACGAGCGCATCGAGCTTTTGTGGGAGCAGGTCAAGTGGGACACCGACGCGAAAGTGGCCGGCAAGTGGAACATGGCTCGAGTCGAAGAATCCGCGCGCTACATTTGCCAGCGGTGCCAAGGCGAGTGGAACGACGGCCAGAAAATCGAAGCCCTCCAAGACGGCAAATGGCAGGCCACAAACCCCAGCGCACAGCGCGGCTTTCGCAGCTTCCACCTAAACTCCCTCTACGCGCCGTGGCGCTCCTGCACCTTCGGCGCGCTCGCAGTGAAATTCCTCCG